TGAACTTAACATTGTTGATGGTGATACTTCAGCTAGTGCAGTTACAGTAGTTGATGCTGATAGAGTTGTTCTTAATGATGGTGGAACAATGAAGCAGGTAGCTGTTACAGATTTAGCAGCTTACTTAGACGATGAAATAACTGCAATGCCTAACCTTGTAACTACAGCAGCTACAACAGTAGGTGCATTGAACAGTGGTTCTATTACAAGTGGCTTTGGTGCTATTGATACAGGGTCATCTACAATAACAACTACAGGTTTAATTACAGGTGGTTCTTTAGATATAGATGATGTTGTTATAAATGGTAGCACAATAGGTCACACAGATGACACAGATTTAATGACATTGACAAGTGGTGTCTTAACTGTAGCAGGTGAAGTAGATGCAGTATCCCTTGACATATCAGGAGATGCTGACATTGATGGTACACTTGAAGCTGATGCTATTACCATAGGTGGTGTCACTTTATCTGAAACTATTGCTGATACTGTAGGTGCAATGGTAACATCTAATACTGAATCAGGTATTACAGTAGCTTATGATGATACAGACAACACTTTAGATTTTACAGTTGGTACGCTTAACCAAGATACTACAGGTAATGCAGCCACAGCTACAATACTAGAAACTGCTAGAACTATTGGTGGTACAAGTTTTAATGGCTCTGCTAACATAGCAGTAGCTTTAGCTTCTGTTGGTACTGCTGTTACCGTAGCTGATGAGTCAACTGACACAACTTGTTTCCCATTATTTACAACAGCTGCAACTGGTGACTTACCACCTAAGAGTGGCACTAACTTAACATTTAATGCAAGTAGTGGTTTATTAACTGCCACATTATTAGCTGGTGATTTAACTGGCGATGTAACAGGTAATGCTGACACTGCAACTCTTGCAACCACTGTTACTGCAACTGCCAACAACACTACTGCTGAAACAGTTTATCTTGCATTTGTAGATGGTGCAACAGGCACACAAGGAATTGAAACAGACACAGGATTAACTTGGAATCCAAACACAAACGTACTAACTGCTGCAAATGTTGCAGGTACAGTAACCACAGCAACACAAAATTCAATAACGACTGCTACAGGTTTGACATCAACAGGTGCATTAAATGCAGGTAGTATTACATCTGGATTTGGTGCAATTGATAATGGTGCAAGTGCAATAACTACAACAGGTGCAGTTGGAACAGGTGCTTTAACTGCTGGTGGCAATATTATTATACCTAACGCTGGCAACATTGGTTCTGTAGGTGACACTGATTCAATTGCTATTGCTTCAAATGGTGTTGTAACATTTAGTCAGATACCAGTTTTACCTGCAAACTCTATTGATAGTGATGTTTATATAGACGGAAGTATTGATACTGCACACATATCAGCAGATGCTATAACAGAAGCTAAGATAGCAGACAATGCAGTTGAGAGTGAACATATAAATGATAACGTAATATCAGGGCAAACTGAACTAGCTTCAGGTATTGCAGATGCAGATGAGTTATTAATAAGTGATGCAGGAACAATAAAGAGAGTGGATGCAAGTGTATTTAAAACGTACATTGGTGCTGCAGACGATGCCACAGCATTGGCTATCGCCCTTGGGTGATGTAGATTTTACTTGATAAAATAAGTAAAAACGAGTATAATTAATTAAAAGGAAAAAGAAATGGCTAATACATTTAAAGTTGTAAACTTCGCAGCTGAACCAGCATCAAGTGGTACACCTTACGTGATATACACTGCAGCAAGTAGTACAACAACAGTAGTACTAGGGTTGATACTTACTAACCTAAATACATCTCAAGTAACAACGACTGTAAGATTAGTTAGTGATACTGCAAATAGAGCAGTTACAAACAACACAGCAAACGGAACAAGCATACTAGTTAAAGATGCACCAATACCTGTAGGTTCATCACTAGAGATACTAACAGGTAGTAAGGTTGTACTAGAGACTACAGACCAACTTACAGTAGATTGTAGTGTGGCAGACATGCTTTCAGGCACGTTGAGTATAATGGAGATAACATAATATGGCATACATTGGTAATAGTGTACCTGCAATATTTCAAAGCAGACCTTCCGTTGTAAGATTCAATGGAGATGCTTCTGATACTACCTTTGCTTTAGGTAGACAAATAAGCACCGTACAAGATATAATAGTAAGTGTGGATGGTGTTGTCCAAGATACAGCAGCTTACACAGTACCTGATGGTATAACATTAACATTCTCGGCTGCACCTTCAAGTGGAACAGGTAACATATTTGTATACTTCCTTGACTTAGCAGGTGGCAACATAACTCCTGCTGAAGAGTTCAAGGGTAACTTTAAGAGTGGTGGATTGTTTAGAATAAATGCACAAAGCCTAGAAGAAAACATTACAATACTAGCCACAGAAAATGCACAAATTACAGGTACAGTTACAGTAAGCAGTGGTGTAACATTGACCATTAATGATGGTGGAAGGTTGGTGGTGACATGAGTACATTAAAAGTAGATACATATTTAACTCGTGGTGGTGCATCAGAGATAGCCATAGATAAACTAAAGGGTGTAACTGCTGCAGGTTCAATGCTTGTGGTAGCAGAAGGTGGAACAGTTACTACTAACTTACAGCAAGGGTTGTCTAAATCTTGGATTAACTTTGATGGCACAGGAACTATAGCAAGTCGTGACACATTTAACGTAAGTTCTCTTGCTGATAATGGAACTGGTTTGTATACAGTAACTTTTGCTAGTAATATGTCTAATGCTGATTACGCTACTGGTGGAGGAAGTGGTGAAAACACCCAAGATGGGGGTAATAGAATGTTAGGATTGAGATTAAGGTCAACTTCAGTACGAGAACTAAGGTCTTTTTCTGTTGCTAGTGGTGCTACAGATAATGCAGAAGTTACCTGTATAATAGCAGGAGACTTAGCATGAGTACAGTAGTATTAGACACAATCACAGGTAAGTCCACTGCAACAACCATAACCATTGGCTCAACACCTGTAGTTAGTGCAAGTGCAAACTCTATGACTATTAGAGGTGAGGGTTCAGCACAGACAAGTATTCAGCAAGGGTTGGCTAAACACTGGTCTGTTATTCAAGGAGTTGATACATTCGGCACATACGACAGTTTTAATCAAGGTTCAGCAACAGACCACGGAACTGGAGACCATACTGTAACTTACACGACTAATTTTAGTGATGCTGATGGTTCACCAAGAACTGTTTATACGCATAACACAGCAGATGCAGGGTCAGGTATACTTGTTAGTAATAATAGACAAGGAACAGCCTCTAGTGCAAAAGGAGACCAAGCTCCACAAACATCTGCATTGAGGTTTACTACTGGAGAAGGAGCAGATTCAAATTCAAATGGTGCTTTATTAGATATATCTTACGCATATGTTTCAGGATTAGGAGATTTAGCATAATGGCAAACGGAACAATAGCATTTGATACATTATCAACAAGTGGACAGATAAGTGGAACAGCAGTATCTGTAGATACAGATTACTTAGCATATGGTAGTGCTAAAGTTTGGTGTGATTTGGATGGTACTGGAACTATAGCACTAGATAACAGCCTAAACTGTGCTTCTGCAACTGACAATGGCACAGGAAACTATACTATTGCATATACAAACAATATGGGAAATGCAAATTATTCATTAGTTGGAACAGGTATGAATAGGGCTGTTGTCGTTATTATATCAAGAGCTGCAGGAAACACAAATTTTTATACCCAAGACCATAATGACGGTACAAATGAAAAAGATTCTGACCCTACATGTTTGCAAATTATGGGAGAACTAGCATGACAATAGAAACACCACAATTTCAAGGCACACATCTTTGGGATAGACTGTGTTGGGCAAAAGATAAACTTGAGATGGTTCGTTCAGAATACTGTGTTGTATGGGAAGACCCAGAGACACCAGATGAACCTGCAAAGATTACACATCCTGACCCTAATTGGATGGCTTGTGCATTACAAGGTGGCATACTTCCTCCTGTAGAAGCCTATTGGGAACTAAAGAAAGATGAATCAGAGCCTAGTTTTACTAAGCACACTAGAGGTTATTTGTTACACAACACTAAACCTATAGATGCAATGACAGAAGAACAGGCAATAGAATACTTAATTATGAAGGACCTACCGATGCACGTTTGGCAGAATTGGGATAAAGCCAACAAGCCACGAATGGTTATCTGCACTAAATCACAACTTCCTAGCAAGAGAGTATGGCGAAATGCGTGGAAGATATCAGAAGAACTAACCATACATAATGAAATAGCTGCTTAAAAGGAGATACCAATGGCAACAACTAATATCGTAGATAAAGATGGGAATAGCATTGGAGCTTCTGATGCTACTGTTCCTTCAGATAGACTATTCAGAAATGCTTGGTCATTATCTGGTTCAACAATAACTGAAGACTTAACTGCTGCAAAAGTTATATTCAAGGATAAGATTAGAGAAGTGAGAACTCCTCTGCTTGCCGCTGAAGATGTGGTTTATATGAAAGCATTAGAAGGTGCAGACACAGATGCACAGGCTGCAAGTGTTACTAAGAAGAACGCACTAAGAGATGCTCCTGCAGCTTCAGCTATTGCAAATGCTGCTAACATAGGTGCATTAAAATCAGCTTGGGATGCAGACGTTCTAGGTGACAGTCCATACGCATAGGGAGAAGTAGATGGCTCTAACTAAAGTAACAGGAAGTGGTGTTGAGGGTATAACTAACCTATCCAATGCTACCTTTCTAAGTGTAGATGCTTCAGAGGTAGCAACGCTTTTGACTACTGCTGTGATTAATTCTGAAGGTGGAGCAGCCACTACTAGTATTGTGCAAGGGTTGGCTAAAATGTTTTGTACTTTTAATGGTACTAGTACTATTGCCATAGCTGACAGTTTTAATGCAAGTGGTATTACAGATAGAGGTACAGGCTTATATACTGTTACAATAGGTAATGACATGGCAAGTGGTAATCATACACCTTCAACAAGTTGTAAAAAAGAAGATGGAACAGATGATGGTAATTTAATGTCTGTGGCAGGTAGTGGTACTGGTTACACAAACGTAGCAACAGAAGTTCGTGTTTTAACAAGACGAGTTGAAGATACAGCTTCGCTTGATTCTCCTGCTGTATATGTATTAACACACGGAGACCTAGCATAATGGCATACATAGGAACATCTCCTAGCAATGGAGTAAGACGAAGATTTGTATACGAAGCTACTGCAAGTCAGACTAGCTTTAGTGGCAGTGACGAGAATGGTGTCACACTAACTTATGTGGATAGCTTGTACCTTGATGTATTTCAGAATGGTATCAAACTAAAAGCAGGTGATGACTACACAGCAACTACAGGAACGACTGTGGTATTAGCTGTTGGTGCTTCTGCTGATGACGTAGTTGAGATGGTAGCATTTGATGTGTTCTCAGTTAATGATTCAGTTAGTGCTAAAGATGGTGGTAGCTTTGCAGGTAACGTAGGTATGGGTGGTACTCTTGCAGTTACAGGTGTACCTACATTCACAGGAAGAAGTGTTCATAGTGGTGGCATAACAATAGCTAATGCAGGGCAGATAGGTTCTGTAGGTGATGCAGATGCTATGGCTATCTCCAGTAGTGGTGTTGTAACATTTAGCCAAGCTCCTGTGTTTAGTGCAGGTGGTGCAGGAGGATTACAATTATTATTTTCTCAAGCTACGGCAGTTAACGCGGCTTCTATAGATATTGATGATACTTATATTAACTCAACTTATGATTCTTATTATGTTGTTGGTAATATGAGACCAGTAGACGATGCAATTCAATGTTATCTAAAGTTAAAATCAAGTGGTTCTATAGTCACAGGAAGTAAACATGGATATGATTTAACCAATCTTGGAGATGGTATCGCACTTGATGCAGGTGACTTTATAAAACTTAATAGGTCTACTGTTGGAAATGCAATAGGAGAAGGCGTACAATTTAACTTTTTTATGCACAATGTAAACAGTACAATATACCCCTGTCATATATCTGCATTTTGGAGGCAAGCTTATACAAGTGGAGTTCCAGAAGGTGGTATTACATCAGGTGGTTTTATTTCAACAGAATACGCATTAGTGTGTAATGGGTTTAACATATCGGCATCTGCTGGTGATATAGATACACACAGCATTAAAGTTTATGGAGTTGTATAATGCCAAATTATAATAAATTTGTTAATGGCAATTTAGTTGCTCTTACAGATGCAGAACAAACAGCAAGAGAAGCAGAAGAAAAAACATGGTCAGATGAAGCTCCTGCTAGACGTATGGTAGACCTACGACAGAAAAGAGATGCGTTACTAGCTGAAACAGATTACATGGCATTAGGTGACGTAACATTATCAGATGCTTGGAAGACATACAGACAAGCCTTGAGAGACATTACAGATACTACACCATCAGATGATGCGTTGAGTAACATTACGTTTCCAACAAAGCCAAGTTAAGGAGTAACAGATGACTAGAGCAGCAGACTTAGCAAGAACAGGTGGCAAGGGTACTATATGGGTTCCAGCAGGAGCTATGTACGCAAGCACAACTAATGGCTGTAGTGCATTAACACAAGTTGAAACAACAGCACTAAGACCTGATTTAAAAGTATTAGACTTTGCAGCAGATGCAGATGACTTTGCACAATTTAGTGTAGCATTTCCTAAATCATGGAATGAAGGAACTATAACATATCAACCTTTTTGGACTGTCACAGGAACAAACACAGGCACAATGGTATGGCAGTTAGGTGGTATTGCAGTAACAAGTGATGCTACTCTTAACACAGCCTTTGGAACATTAGTTGCTACAACTGCTTTGGCTCATAGTGGCACATCAAATGATTTAATGGTTAGTGCAGAAAGTGGTGCTGTAACAATAGCAGGAAGTCCAACAGTAGATGATATATGTTTCTTCCAAATAAATAATGATGCAGGTGCTTCAGGACAAACAGGAGTAGCTCGTCTACTAGGTATAAAGATATTCTTTACTACCGATGAAACTAGTGATGCTTAGGAACTATTAACTATGACTATGACTATACCATCATTTAACTACACACTAGGATTTGGTGTCAACATTATTCTCCCCACTGTTCTTTTTAAAATCTGGGGTGCTGGTGGAGGTGGTGCTGGTGCACCAGATGGTGCTGGTGGTGGAAGTGGTGGCTTTGTTTCAGGTACAACTGCTCAAGCGTCAGGAACAACTCTATATATAAATGTTGGTGGTGGTGGTGGTATTTCTGGTCGCTTGGGAGGTGGAGGTGGAGGTTATTCTGGTGTTTTTACTGGCTCTACACCATCTCAAGCTAATGCCTTATTAATTGCTTCTGCTGGTTCTGGAGGTTCTCGTAATAGTTCTATGGTTGGAAAAGGTGGTGGTGGTGAAAATGGTGTTGCTGGTGCCGGTGCAGGTGGAGGTGCTGGTGGTGGTGCTGGAACTCAACTTGCTGGAGGTGCTGCTGGAGGAAATGGTGCTGCTGGTGCTGCTTTAACTGGTGGTAGAAGTGGTGATGGTGGTGCTGGTGCTGGTGGATTTGGTGGTGGTGGTGAAGGTGATGGTGATAATGCAGTATTTACTGCTGGTGGAGGTGGTAGTGGATATTTTGGAGGTGGTGGTGCTTCTGGTGCAGGTGGAGGTGGTGGAGGTACTGGTGGCTCTGGTTCAGGATTTATAAAAGATGATGCTTCAGTAACAAGTGGTTCTTTTACTGCTGGTAATGATGCAAGTACAACAACTGGTGGTGCTGCTCCTGAAGATGGTGATGCCCAATATCCTGCTGGAATTGGAAAAGGTGGAAATAATGCAACTGCTGGTGGTAATGGTGCAGTAGTATATAGTGTAGATGGTGGTAATAATTGGACAACTGTATCATTTTCAGGAGGTGTTGTTAGTTTTACAACATAATTATAAAAAATGGGAACTTTGATATGAGTCATTTCGCAGAAATTAAAAATGGAATAGTTACAAACTGTGTATACGTTCCTAATGTAAGTGATGTTGAAGAAGAAATTGTGGCTGCTGAACAATCTTTTATTGATGCTCTAGTGGGTACATGGGTGCAGACCTCGTGTAATACATATGGTGGAAAACACCGTCTTGGTGGCACACCCTTACGCAAAAACTATGCTGTAGTTGGTTCTGTATATGACAGCACACGAGATGCTTTCTATCTTCCTCAACCTTACACAAGTTGGGCATTTGACGAAACAACTTGCTTTTGGGTCTCACCTGTTGAATATCCAGATGATAACAATATGTATCGTTGGAGTGAAGATGCTTATCAAGAAGATAATAGTAAAGGCTGGATTAGTATATCTAAGGGTTGGGAAAATGGAATTATTTTAAATGGTTAAAGCATCAGAAGGTAAGGCACAAATAGGCACACATGAAGCAGTATGTAAAGGTTGGATACAATGAAGATGGATTTACGACCTGAATTAAAAGTACAACTAGAGTTAGATGCTCACGAGAAAGAATGTGCTATTCGTTATCAATCAGTCAATGATAAACTAGAAGCACTAGACAAAAGAATGTGGCGAATAGAAGCTATGTCTATGGTAGGAACTTTAGGTGTGGTAGCTTTAGTAGTCGCAATAGTAATGAAATAGGAAACAGATATGGCAGAAGAAGATACAAATACTCAGAATGTAGATGCTTATATGGGAGGACAAGTTACTAACCCCCTAATGCCTGCTCAAGGACAGTATACGCCTAAGACACAGACTATTGTACCAGGAGAAGAAATATCTCCAGAAGCATACGCCTTACAAGGAGAGCCTGCTCTCCCTATTTCTCAAGCTCAGACAGCATTAACTAATGCCCCTACTATCAGTCCCGCAGCTACAGTAGACCCAAGTCTACTTGGCACAACTACGCCTGCTGCAACAGCACAAACTGGAACATTATCTACTGATGCACAAGTAACTGCAGCTCAGGGTACTTTATCTAATCAGGCACAAGCAGCAGCAGCTCAGGGAACTGCCCAAGGCCAAATTACACAGGCTGACACAGCATTAAGGGCAGTAACTGCACCAGAGGTTGTATCAGGAGCCGTAGCAGACACTGCTTTCTTAGGTGATACCGCAGCACAAACATCAGACTTTGTAAGTAATGTACAGGGTGCTTCAATGGAAGTCACCTCGGATATGACTGTGCAAGGACAATTAACTAGAATTGGGCAACAATTTGAAAATGGGCAAGTACCTCCATGGGCTGCAGGAATAATACGTAATGCTACTGCACAGATGGCACAAAGAGGTTTATCAGCGTCTTCAATGGCAGGTGCCGCAATAACACAAGCAGCGTTAGAAGCCTCTGTACCTATAGCAACTGCAGATGCTCAAACATATTATAATACAGCCATTAAAATAATGGACAATCAACAGCAAGCTAACTTAACAAATACTCAGAATAATATGAATGTTTCATTAGCTAATACTTCTAATAGACAACAAACTGCTCTTGCAAAAATGCAAGTTCAAGCCGCTCTAGCTGGACAGACACTCTCCAACCAACAGCAAGCAAATATCCTCAACGCTGAAAAGTACGCTGAAGCCGCTAACATGAACTTTACCCAAGAGCAACAACGTGTGTTTGCCAATTCAAAGGCAGTAGAAACAATTAATCTACAAAATTTAAATAACACACAGGCTACTGCACTGAGTAATGCAGCAACTTTTGCTCAAATGGACATGTCAAACCTTAATAATAGGCAACAAGCCACGGTTTTAAATGCTCAGAACTTCTTACAGTTAGATATGGCTAATTTATCTAACTCTCAACAAACTGAAGTACTAAACCAACAATCCAAATTACAATCGTTGTTATCGGACCAAGCAGCACAAAATGCGGCACAAAACTTTAATGCCACTAGCCAAAATCAAGTAAATCAATTCTTTGAATCTTTGTCTGCTGACATTAATAAGTTTAACTCTGGGCAGTATAATGCACAGCAACAGTTTAATTCAGGACAATCAAATGCACTTAATCAGTTTCGTGCCACAATGCAAAATTCAAGAGAGCAATTTAATACAACAAATGCAGTAGCTATAGCACAATCCAACGCTACATGGAGAAGGAATGTAAATACAGCTAATACTGCCTCTGTTAATGCGGCAAACCAATTAAATGCGGCAAACTATTTAAATATATCAAACACTGCACTAAACAATGTTTGGCAACAGTATAGAGATGAAGCAGATTATGCATACACCTCTGCTGAAAATTCACAAGATAGGGCATTTAACTATGCCATGGCAATACTAGATGCAGATGTAACCTCAGATTTGTACAATCAATACTTAGATGAAAAGTCATCTAATGCTATTGGGGGATTTATAGCATCACTAGGTATTGCAGCAATTAACGCATCATAGGAGTTACGAAATGTTAAGTATGATGGCAAGCATAGCTGCACCAATGATACTAAGTAAATTTGGCGGACAGAATCAACTTCCAAAACAACAAGCACTTAAGGCCCCACCTGACGTAAATATATATGAAAAATTTGCGAGACCCCAAAAGAGAAGGGCTAAATATTATGGACAAAAGTCTAAGCCTGCTTCTGTAGAGACAGGTGCGTACGGACCTCAGAGTATATATAACTCTATTCTCAGAAAACAACTAGGTCTATTAACTTCGACGAAGGCATAAAAATGGATATTGAATTAAATGATACTATGAATCTTCCTAGTGGTAAGGAACGCTCTGCGTTCGATACGGCTATTCCAGGACAATCATTAACTAAGACTCCCGGGCAGTATCCGTGGGATAAACCCTCTATGTTAAATACTCCTGATGAAGTTATGGACTATTTCATGGATAAGTTTGAAGATGATGCCACAGCAGATAAATTATTAAGTTTAATAGATGCACAAATACCTATTGCTACTATTGTAGATTCTTTATTATTAGCGGGCTTTTCTGAGGGGTTATTAACTCCAGACACTGCAATATTAGTAGGAGAAGATTTAACTATGTTACTGATGCACTTGGCTGAACAGGCAGGAGTAGAGTACACGGTTATAAAGAATCAAGATTCTATGATTGATAAAGGTTTACAACAAATAGCAGATATGAAGAAAACAAAAAAAGAATTTGATACATCATCTGTACAAGATGACATGGATATAGAAGAAGAAGAACCTATGCCACCCCCTGCACCTCAAGGGCTGATGGCTAAACAGGAGATGATGTAATGGGAATAACTTTTGGTGGATTGATGAGAGGGGCATTACCTGTATTACAACAGGGATTAGAAGCCCCGATGCAGAATGCAACAGAACGTATGGATACTCTTAGTAAGCAATATAATGCCAAGGCTGGTGCATGGCAGAAACAAGAAGCGGCTGCTTTGGGAGATTTAGATAAAGTTAAAACTCTTGCTGACTCAATGGGAGTTGATATAGGAATAGCAGAAGCTGCTTATAAGATGGGTGGCAAAAATATTGATAAGGCAAGTAAGATAGTCAATAATATGGTTAAGGCTTATAAAGGAAATATACCTACATCTAAGCTTGCCGTTAATGAAATGCCTGCAGTTCCTAGTGCTATATCCCTAGACAAGACAGAAACAATAGATGTAGGCTCTAAGGATGCGTCATCTGATACTATGTTTAAATCATTTTCTAACTTATTTAAAATGTATTCTCCAGATAGAGTAAAAGAGATGTTGGCTGACAGGTCAGGAGTGCCTTTACAACAGATAGATAAAGTATTAAATAATACCTTTAATTTACCTACTTCCGGTGCCACTGTTAGACCAACAGTAGAAGCAATGAGAAAAGGTATGGACAGTCCCGACGGTAAGGCTAGCCAGTCCAGTATTGATGTAGGTTTTATTAAAGAATTTTACATAAATAGGGGATATAGTGATACAGAGGCAAGTACCGCGGCAAATCTTCATGTGAGTGGTAAAATTCCACTTAAATCAATATCTAATAATGGAGAATCTGTTAATAATATAATAAGTAAGGATGGAGAAATCCAACAACAGGTTACAAAAAGATTTGATGGTAATAGAGAATTGAATCCTAATTTTAAAGATAGAACAGCCACAGAAAAATTAATAAACAATAGTGTAGATTCTATAAGAACTATATCTACTGTTAAAGGTCTGTTGTTTAAGAATCCTCAAGTGTTCACAGCATTTGGAAGATTACAAGAGATGACTACAAATGTGTTAGACTTAGTAGGGGCAACCGGTTTAGCCGATGCTGCTGGTGGTGCGGATGTTAAGAAAGCTATACAAGCTGCTAGACAATTCATTAAAACTGCCAAAGAAAGTATCTTTGATGACCCTAGAATTTCTGACAGAGATTTGGCAATTATTAATCAATACATAGGTATCATTATGGATGATAGTTTTCTTGGTGTTGGTCAAACTAATGCTCTTGCAGCCTTAATTGGTTTAGAAAGAGCTGCTGCAACACAGATGGCAACTAACGTAGCGAGAAACAATCCAGGACTAGAAGGAAAATTCGTAGAGTTAACATCTGATGGCTTCTTAGATGTTAATAAAGAATCTGTATCAAATAGAGTATTTGGTAGAATGATGGAAGCATACGGAATTACTAAAAATAAGGTAGTCCAAGCATACAAAGATAGAAGTAGTACTGATGAGCAAACTAAAAATAACGCTAACTACATTATAACACAAGTTGATAATTTAATGGTACTTGCTGTTAATTCTGTAGAAGGGCTAAAAGCAAGAACCTCATATTCAAGTGAAGCAGAATATAAGAGAAACTACAAAAATGTGTACCTCAGTACTCTCGGTGATAAATCTAATGACGAGCTAAGAGCTAATATTTAACTAAAAGGAAATAATTAATGTCTGGTTCACAGTCTTATTTAAAACAATTAGGGATAGATGTCAATGAAGAAGAAACAGCCGAATCTAATAATGCTGTTGCTTACGTACCTTCTAAGCAAGCTGTAGATACTGCCGCTGAAGCAGACTTCACAACAGGCCCCGAACTTATAGAAAGCCCTATTGAAAAAGGAGTAGGCGACCCTGCGATTGCCGAACAGGCTGCAATGGTAAAAGCTGAAGCAGTTGCCGCTATGAGAGCGGATGCGGATGTATCCCTAGGTGAAGCATCAATTGCTAAACCCCCTAAAGACTCCTCTTTACAAAGTGAGCCATACATATTGCCACTTTCTGAAACAGGTGGTTTTGACTCTTCCAGATTTAAAAGAATAAATGAATTAGCAGCAGAACAGGATGGGACTTTTGATTATTTTAATAAGGCAGCCTCTGACAAAATAGGATATGAGGGACAGCTTCTGCTTGGCTTTTCTGATAATTTAAGTCAAGTGTCCAGCGGTATAGAAAAAATAGTCGGTGCCGGAAACTATAAAGTATTTGAAGACAAAAAAGCTGATTTTTTAGTAAATAGATTCTATGTCAGTGTAAAAGATGAAGAAGGTAACTGGAGTCCTTTTGCCAATCCTACACAAGATGCATTAGACATGGCAGCAAAATACTTTCCTATGGTGGGATATGAACTTGTCAGTGATGTGGCAGCAGTTGGTGCTTCTTTCTTGACTTCCGCTGTTGTATCAACTCTTACTCCCTTTCTTAGTTATATTACTGGGCCTGTTTCTCTTGGTTATAGTTTATATGCATACAATAAAGGTGCAGAGAGAGGGCGACAATACATACAAGAAGCACTGGGCCTAAATGAAAAAGATGCCAAAGAATTTGGAACTCTGTTTGAGGAAGTGTATAAACTTGCATTAGACCCTAAAGCATACTCTGCCATAAAGAAATTATTTGGCGGAGACTCAAAGATATCCAGTGATGAACTTAAACAAGAAATAAGGGGGATAGCAGGAGGTGCTTTTGCTTTTATTCCTGCCCTATTTGATAAACTAGCTATTATGAGCTCCCGTATACGTGAGTCAGCAAGCATAAAAGATACTGAGATTTTTGAATCCTCCCTGAAAGCAGAGAGATTTGTGGATAAGGCACCTGGTTTAGGGGGCAAAGACGCTAATTTAGTAAGCACTATGTTACCACAGAGAACTATGAATAAGAAAATTCAGAGACTGGCAGGTATTATAGACCAAACTTCTGGAAAGATATCCGCAGTATTACGTGACCAGATGATTAGTGTACGTAATTACAGTGAAAGATTCAAAGGCCAATTCGGAAAAGGCGACTTTAATTCTTTTAAATCTGCTATGGGAGGCATTTATAAAACTATTGCTGGTATAAAGTCAGGTAAAGTAACTATAAATCCTGAAAAATTAGGTATTAACTTAAGGGAAGTAGAAGATTTATTCTTTAGCTTTCGTATGGACGAATCTCGTGGAATGTATAATAATATATTTACGAAGTTAGGCGACAGTTCTTTTAATTTAGAAAACTTACGTAAAATTATAGTTAAACGAGAAGTAAATACTATTGAGCCGGGGAGTAAACAGACAGCAGGAGTTGCTATTGAGCCTAAAGTAGGTCCAGCAGTTACGGGAGAGCCTCGTGTTGACTCTATAATAAGTAATTTGTATCAGTTAGGGGTTCAAAGTGGGGGAACAAGAGTTCTATCTAAGGACAGCATAGCTAAAGCCGTTGAGCAATTAAAAGCAAACCACCCTGACTATGCAAAATATATGGATGGAAATAAGATTGTAATTAGAACTCCTGCAGAATTATTGCATAATTATGCTACACTATTAGGGGGTATGTCTAAGGGAATATTTGCTAGGGACACTGGAACAGCAGTTAATCCTCAATTAGCTAGTTTTACTCAAAGTTTAAGAAATATATTACTGGATACTATAGCTAATCCAATACCTAATAAAAAAGTAGGGAAGTTAAATCTAACTAAAGAACTTAATGATGCTAAAGCATTTTATAAACAAACTTTTGATACAATGGGGTCCTTACCACAAGTAGAGGCTCGTATAGCTTCTAAAACTGGTGGAGAAGAGGCCTTACTACCTGACTTTTTAGGAATAACAGAAGCATCTAAGGGGGCAAAAGGTAGAACAAAAGTACTACTAGATAACATAAGGTTTCAAGAAAACTATCTACGGGAAAACCTAAAAGGCGGTGCTTTGAAGTCAGCACCATTAGGAAAACTTCAACAAGCATTTGCTGATGTAATATCCTTTAAAATGTCTGGTGCAGGAAGTGCATCTTTAACTAAAACTCAGTCAGCATCAGATGTAAAAGCGTATATTGGTAGTTACACAAAGGAAGAAAGACTAAGATTAGGAATTACCCCAGAAATAGAAAAACGTATATATAAAGATTTAGATTTAATATCAAAAGTAGATGAGATACAAGTATTCCAAAGGTACAAACTTGGTGACAGAATTGATAATGCAGAATTAAAAGATGTCTTTGCTAGTGCAATACTAAAAGCTGATGATTTAGGATTTAAACAAGACATAGACGTTATGCTAAAAGTTATAAATAGATTGCCTAGTAAGGCAAAAAAAGAAGGACTTAGAAACTTACAAGGCGGCTTAGTGGATTATATTTTTTCCAAAGAGAGTGGCGTTCTTGTACAAATCACAGAAAAAAATGCAGCCTTCGCTCAAATAGGGGATATAACTATTGACCCAACTGCTTTATCTAAAGTAATAGATAAGTTTGAAAAAGCAGGAGTATTTAAAAATATTCTAACAGATAAAGTAAAAAATTCTGCAGGTAAAGAATTTACACAGCTTGAAATACTAAGAGGTATGGAAAATTATACAGGTGTAATAAAACAAGCTGGGGCTGATGCAGGAAGTGCATTATCTGGTGCACAACTTATAGGGCAGTTATTTACACTAGACCCTACTAAATTTGTAAGTGCGATGGCTAGAATAAGTGCACAGGGCAGAGTAGCAAAATTATTTGCTAATAAAGCATTTGCTGATGCTCTAACTGGAATGGCAACGCCTAAAAGCACAACTACATTAGGCAGAATAGCAGAAAGACAGAAACAATATTTCTTTGGTAAAGCCTCTCTTGCTAATATTGTTGCACAATTTGCTGTAAGCACCGCCTCAGAGTATAATAGGTCTGTTGATGCTGCCAGTAATCAAACACAAGAGATGTTAAATATGGATAATAGTAATAGTGGTGCCGCATCATACCTAAGGCAGATGGAACAGTTACAGGTACAATAATGGCAAAGGCAAATAAGTCGGGAGACTTTAAACCCATAAATACACAAACATATGGACAAAGAACTGATTTAGATGAGCTTATTCCTGAAGTAGAGACAGAAAAATTAAGAGGTTTAGCACTTTTACAAGATAGAGGATACGCTAGAGGTGTACGAAAGGATAATCGTACTGCAGATGAACTAAAACTAACTGAAAAGGACGTAAAAGGCTTTGTTAAACGACAGAAAAAACTACAGGAAGAAAATAAAAAGTTAAATTCTGGTCTACTAAACCTTACAATGACAAAAGCTATAATAGATGATATATACAGTCCGGTAATTTCCACAGATTATAAAGAGCCTCTTCCTATATTTCCTGGGATATATCGCCAAAGCACCACAGCCATAAAAGATAAATTAATAGCTGAAAAATTAGACATAGCACAGCAACAAGAAAGATACGATAAGTCCCTATCTAAGAATCCCGCCCGAAATTTAGGAATGATGAGTCCCCGGGTAGTTATAGACAATGCAGATATTATGGGAGACTTCAAACCTATAGAGATATCAGGATTGTCTGGCCCTGTTGTACCCGTACCCGATAAGCCCACAGATATAAACAAGTTACCTAGCTTTAGTTTTACAGGAGCCAGTGAGATGGGGCCCTCTTCAGGAGGTCTTCTTCGTTGGATGGGGCTAGTGGGCATGACAAGTCCTCTCCTAGCTCCTAAGAACGCCCTAGGCTCGGGATTTAGCCTCAAAAGTCTTATGGGTAAGGCTGATGAGTATGTAACTCAAGAATTATTAACTAGCATAAAGAAAAACTCTTCTTCTGATTCTCGAAAAGTTCTTGATGCAGTTATAGAAGAGTCTAGCATAAACATAGATAATCTGCCTGTAAACCAATCACAGGTTGATGCTTCCCTAGCTAATAAAACTATTACTGGTACAAACTTAATAAAAGTTAAAGATTTAAAAGTTTCTAAATCGCTACAAGATATGGCAATAACTGAAACTTCGGGAGCTAAAGACAGTGAAAACGTCTACTATAATTTGGATAGAGTTAATGTAGGTGATGGATATGAAGGTAGCATCACTGGTACGGCACGTGATAAACTTCCGTACAATAAAGACGGCACAACTAGTTTTACGGTCACTGATTCTATAGAGGGAATTGGATTAGAAGCTAAAGGAGTTACTTCTCCCTACTCAAAAAAACACTATCTGCATTCGGACGTACTAACAGACAGACCCGAAGAACTTAATAATATGGGAGCTTTGTATGGTCATAAAAGACAGTTCATAAAAAAAGAAATTCCTGCCGGGCACCCCACTCTTGAGCAGGGGCCTGCTATAGTAAAAGAGTTATTTGCAGATATGAAACTCCCATCTCCCTTTAGACCTGGGTATTCGTATGAGGAAAGGACTGCTGAAATACTTGCAAATAACACCTCAGTTATCCGAGACGGTAACCCTCTTGTTATACATACATCTAATATATATAACAATATAACAGAGGCAAAGAATACAGGTATGCTTTCTCCTGGAGGACCTGTAACTCTGCAAAGATACACTATTAATGATATAGAAGATAAAAGTAGGTCTGTATATGACACAAGCGGACAATTAAATAATTACAATAGTGATAATATTATTACAGAATTTCCTATGGAGTTATTTAGCTCGGAAAAATTTACCCCAGAACAGTTATTAAACAAAGCAGGCCCCGGGTGGAGAAAATGGGATAAAAATAATGTTACTACCGCTGATAAAGATTTAGCAATAGAATTTATGAATAAACGTACTCAATATAATAAGTATACCGCTATGCTAGATTTTAAAATAGAGATGCAAAAAATAGATGCATTATTAAAATTAGTAGAAGTTCCAAATATACTCAAGACTATTCAATCTGAAGGCCCCTTAAAAGGAAAAATAAATATACTTGATAAAAGTAATAGAATGACTATTGATGATGTTGTTGAGCATTTTGACAACACCCCCGTAGTAAGAGATGTTAACAAACCTGGGGGGATGTTAATGGATGGTAAACACGCTCAATTATCAGAATATATTAGAATATATGCAAATACAGCGATAGAGAATAGCTTTTCTTATGATGCCACCACTATAAGAGAGGCACTAGGAGATGCATCATACTTTTCTCTATCAAAAGTTGATGAGACCACAGGGGATTGGAATAATAATTTTATTGAACCCTTTGATTCATCCACAGTACCTCACACAACGTATAATGGTCTGCATAGTCTTGCTGATGAACTTGACCCAAATTATAAAAATAAGTATGGTGCCCCCATTACAGTGGCCGCTCTAAAAAAATACGTTACAACAATAGCAAGAATTAATAAGCAAAAAGAAATAGTAGCTTTTGTGCCATCGGGACCAGCAGGTCCGGGTACAATGTCAACATACTTCCGTAATCTTGAGGACATACGAAATATAGATGAGGGGGTTGGCACGTTCTTTGACCAACTAAGCATTACACCCGGAGTTTTTGAAGCATTACAAAAATGGGAAGATGGGGGAGGCCAAAGACATGCACAATGGAAATCCAACTCAGTTAGATTCAAAAGCGATAAAGAATTAAATGAGTTAAAAGAAATAGAATTGGGGTTTGGTCCGGGAAGAAGAATATTAACAATAAGTGAAGAGCAGTATGATACTTTTAAAAATACAGCGTTTTCTTCCGTGGAAGACATGGAACTTGGAATGCAGTTACGTAGAGAGGGAGAAGTCCCTGGAGCTGGAGAAAGGGAAGAACTTGACCCGGAGCTTAGTGATGCAATTGGATATAACCTCGAAGAGGGGGAGGATTTTTTTATATCTCCCTTACTAAGACCAATAGGTACAAATATTCAGTCTGCATCAGAGAAAGCATTTACGTATCTTAGAAGACACCCTGCAACATTAGTAGAAATGACAACAGTTCACAATATAAAACAAGCATTACAAAATTCTAATTTAGATGCTATACGTTTTAATACTTTTGCCACCAGTGTAAAAGCCCAAGACTGGGCCCAGGGCCTCAGAGGTTCCGAATATTATAACATGATGAATAGGCATGTTAACGACGCCCCGGTAGAAGTTAAGTCCTTAGTAAATTTGTTGTTTAATCCTGAGGGACCTATGCATACACAGTTTTACAAGTTTGATACCGGGCGTGAGTTTAAGTTAGTAAGAGACGATAAGAAAAAGGATATAGATGATGAAATAGCAGATTTGATTGATAATGAGTTTATAGAGGAACAGACGTATGATAAAAGTTCTAGTAATCTGATTACATTATTACAGGAATCAACAGGTAGCCCCTCATATAATGAAATGTTTAATCAAGGTTCATCAGGGATGTCACAACCTCAGGTGTATGGGGCTATAGTAAACCGGGAGACTTCAAACCTTCCAGACTTTGCACCGACTCCTTCCATACAATACGGTGTGTATAAATACACTAAGGTGCTTAGAAGACGATTAATGGATATTATGGAGAATGAACTTAAAGCTTTTGAATTTGGTGCTAGTGATACTACTCCATTCTTAACTGCCTTAAAAGGCTATAGTAATACACCTGTTTCTACTAGAGAAGATTACACTAGGATAATGTATGAAAATGGACTTTCTGCAGATGCCCATAAATTTATTACCTCTTTTGAAGATAGGATTACTAAAATAGGTAAACCCATTAACATAAATATAATGAAAAAGGCAGAAACAGTAGAAGCACTAGAGATGATGAATAATGCTATGATGTTTATGAGAAAGTTTTATGTACGTAGTATAGAAGCTGGCATGACTACAGAAGCTTTAACTGATTATGGATATAGTGTGCAGAATAAGACTAGTCCATTATTTTTAGGGCATTTTGGACCTTTAAAAGATGAAAATTTAACCGAGACTATTAAAACGAGAAAAACCTCAGATAAACCAGATGCAAAAATGTATAATATGGCATTTGCTAATCAATATGATAAGTACAAACTTGAGGCGTTTAAGAAATTAGGTCTTAACTATAAAATAGTTAATGATTTTAAAGATAGGCCTGCGAATACAGCTGATAATGTATCTTTTTATGAAGTAGAACTACCAAAGAACCCAAAAGAAAGGGAGGCATTACTCAATAAAATAAAGAAGCATGAAGTGCAACTATTTTCTCAAATAATGCCTGTACCTAAGTTCAATCAAGTGAATGAAGAAGAAGATAACACAAGAGCAATGGGTGCAACCTAAGTTCTATCGATTACTTCCATTTCACCAATTTTATGGTCTATCTTAAGAGCTTGTCTTCTCAACTCCTTGGCAACTCGCACTAAAAATTGTTTACTGCTGCCACTGATACGTATATCTTTTTTATGTAGCACGGCTATAGTGTGACTATCTATGAGAGTGTCAGTAACTTCATCCCATGGATATTCACAAAAAGAGGGTGCATCCTCATTATCAGGGGTTATAACTGCTCCTATACCATGTAGGGTTAAAGAGAGTTCCAAATCTATATCGCTAACTATTTCAATTGTTTTATTTGACATCTTTAATCTTTCTTCCTTTAAAGAATACTATTAAATTTATTAAGGTGTTGATGGTCACTGCTCCCAGTAACCACCATTGCCAGAGTTCTATTTCCATGTTACTTACTTTTTTCCTCGTCCACAAAAGTCTTAATTACATCAGTAGAGAATAATTTTTGTAAATTTAACAAATACATTCTTGATGCGTTATTATCTCCGCCAGACACAGACTTTTTTGAATCCAGATTTCTTATTATTTTCTTTAGGCTATTTGTATCAAATACCAATGTACAGAATGTTTCTTCTCCCACACACAAGTTATGAAACCAGTAGTCTGATTCAGTGGCTTCAATACCACTAGGTTTTCCATAACTTTGGTACTCAATGGCAATATTGCCTGACTTCTGCCATAAACCTCTCTCTGATTTAACTTCAATTTTTTTATCCTGCAGCATATCAGCTACAAGTTTCTCTCGTACTTTCCCATATTGTAAATCTAAATCAAATTTCTTGCGGTCTTTTACAGAAGGCTCCATTTATCTTTCCTTTTTATTAGTTTGTGAAGCATCTATAGCAGGTTGGTCGCTCTTCTCAAAAAACTTAACTAGTACATTAAGTCTACCAGTGACACATTCCAGTGCAAGTATCTCTTTACTTACTGTATCAATTATACTTGCGTGGTCGCCAACCCCAACAGGGTTAGTCAGCATAACTTCTACATTAGCTATATGACTATTCATCTCACCGATATACTTAGTTTTTAGTGCGTTTATTATCATCTGTCGCATTTACTTTTCCTTTATTGTTAAAGTAGCTTTTGTTAAATCCTCGTTGCCATTCTTTTCCCCTAAAGGAAGAGAAAGAGAATGGGTTAGTGGATTCGTGTATAGTAGATTTAGTTTTCTTAGTTCTGTAAAAGTCCTTTTGACCTTGTACATAAAATCTGTCAACGGTAGCCATAGTATCTCCTAGTTAACCATATCAACTATTTCACAGCTGTCTGCTGTACAAGCCAAAGTTTGATTACCAATAGTATTATCTTCTTGTTCATACTCTGTGAGCTTATCCCAATCAATAAACTGTGGCATCTTAGCTAAGAACTCTTCGTATTCCCCTTTATTACAATCTTGGTAAGGGGCCTGCTCGTAGACCATATCACTTCTAGGTAGAAAAGACAAGCCCGAAGCGATATTAAAGTTCTTATATATCCATGCCCCTGCCTCTAACCATTCATCTTTACCAACTGAAATAGTTACACTTGGTTTATGCTCACACCAATGCATAGCATATATTTTCCAGAACTCTAATTGCTCAATAGCAGACATATCATCTCTAGTGATACACTTGCTGGGAGCTCTTACAGGAAAACTAAATACGGCATTCTGTGCATTCCATCCATCACTTTCCCAAGGGATATTCTGGTCCATCATAAATTGTGTGAGTGGGTCTTTTTTATCACAGCGAACAGTACGTATATAGTATTTACTGTGTCTAGCATGGATACCTGATGCAGAATCTGTGAGTTGTGAAACTGTACCACTTGGTTTAACACACGTAATAGCAGTAGACTGTGGAATGCCAATAGCTTCAGCAAACTCTTTATTTGTGTCCACGGCAATTTGCCTCAATCCTTGAAGTACACTTTCTAATCCCAATTTACTATTAGTGCCATTAGTAATTGCATTATCCATAATACCTGTCATAGACACACCTAGCAATCTTTCATCAGAAGTATTAGTACTCCATATCTTACGGAGATATGGAAAGTGTGTGAGTGTGGATTGAAATGTTCCTATTATAGTTGCAACACGTACTTTTCTACCTAAATCTTGTACTGTGTCTTTTCCTCGAACAATTATCTCAGATAGATTACAAAATTGATAAGGTCTTAGTATTATTTCACTGCACGGATTAGTACCAAAGTTATAGTTAGCATCTCTTCTACCGTTCTCTGCTGCTTTGTCTTGTGCAGCACCACGGTAAAACATACCTCTTTCTCCTGTACCAGACTCAGCCAATGAAAGCCACTCTCTCATAAACGTGTAAGGGTCGGGCTTCTCTGTATAAGCAACTGAGTTATTAGACATCTGTCTCTGTGGCTCAGTCTTATAGAACTCGCCAGTTTTGGCATGTCTCATTCTGTCATCAGACAAGTTAGATAAACTAATCATTGCAGAACGTCGTACACCACCAGAGACAACTACTTCTCCAACCTTGCACATAATGTCATGGCACTCTAGGCTAGATAACTTTCTACCTTTAGCTTCTTTAAACACTTTTACTGTGAACCTAAACAGATTATCTAAGGGGCCGGGACCTGATGCCCTACCACCAAATATCTTTAGCTTTGCTCCTGCAGGTCTAAGTAAGGACAAATCCCAATTGGGCACTTCTCCAGCCCATAATAATGCTAATAACTTACGGAATGCTTTTGCCCAGCCTTCTTTACTGTCTTTGGCAATAATAGTCTCTTCTGTATCAAACATTAATCCAGGAACTTCCGGCAGTTTATTTATAGAGTCTCTCTCTACAGAAAATCCTACACCAGTTCCACACATTAATATGTACATAGCCTCATCAAATGCTTTAGGGTCATCAACTGGAACGTACGAGCAGTTATACCCTGCTGTATTATCTCTGTCTAAGGCTGGCCCTGCTGTCATCATAGCTCTCATAGATGGCATCACTTCAGAATGAAGTATAGAGTAATGTAAATCTTCTCTTACTTGAATAGGGATAGTGTAGTTATGTTTTTTAAGAAGATGTGAACTCATAAAGTCTACATATCTTCCTACTGTCTCATTCCACTCTTCTCTTCTTTTATCATCATCTCTCCAACGAGCATATCTGGACTTGTGAATAAATTGTTGATAATACGTGGGTAGGGTTACGTTACTTTTCATCTTATTACCTTTACTGTTACGTCTTTAGTTTCCATGCCTATTATCTCATGAAATAGGTCCTGTAGCATCTCTTCCATAATAAATGGAAGCTCTTCCTTATCTAATGTGAACTCTTGTGAATCCACTTCTGCAGATACGTTAATTCTTATTTTTGACTTTGCCATTTTTCACCGTTTTAATCAAGCGGTTTAAATACCACTCCGCTTTCTGCAAATCCTCAAGAGGCTTGCTTTTGTATTTATATCTCCACAAATACTTTAGTATATTTCCTTGTAGGTATGCTTCAAACCCTGCTCCAGTGGCAGCTTCAATAGCATCAATACATTCAATACCAAATTCATTATAATGTAAAGGATGATTAACCATATCTACTTTTGTAGACATATCCTTAGCAAGCTTCTGTCGCTCTGCCTGTTCTAAATCTGCTACTGAATGCACCTTAGTATTGAGGGTGCCTATAATCTTCCTTACCGGTTTATCATTTTCTTGCTCTTGTCTCATTCTCATATACTCCATATGTTTCATTAGTGTATTGTTGCTTGGGTTAATAAAGAATCTTCATTAAGACTTAATCTGCCTTCTTCTAGTATTTGGTCGGTATCATTAATAGCAGTGGATACAAGGCCGCGAGTTAGTAGAGTGTAGAACATAGTGTCTTCTTCTGTGAGTAACTTTCTATCATGCTTATGATAAATTTCAAGGTCAAATCCTCTGTCAAGGTGCCGAACAATAATAGCTGAGTCCCCAGCGTACAATGTTATTTTATTTTTTGGCATGTGAGCTTCTCCATGAAATGTTCTGCATCTACTATAATTAGGGGCTTCTGCCTATTCATTTTTATAACTACAAGAGGCTCTCCTACATTATTATGGCTGATTGCTTGCTCATAATAATTATAAATAGTGGTCATTCTTTCAGTATTTTTACATTCAATATTGTAAGGAAATTGTTTATATGCGGCCGTTGATAATTGGACATCTGCCCCATTGACTCCCATAGGGGTAGATTTAATATCCAATTCAGTTACATTTTTAAGTAGACTTAATAGTTTAGTTGCTACCCAAGTTTGCAACTTCCTTCCTTTTGCTTTGGCTGACCGTGTTGACATCTTCTTCTTCAATACGGATTTCTGTGATGTTGCCGATGGGGAGGGTGAGAGTTTGCCCTTCTGTTTTGAGAGTCGCGAATCTGACCTCTTCGTTAAGTTCTTGGATAAAGTCATAAGCACTCTCTTTCTTAAGTTTAAATATTTTTACTGCTGGCCCATTTTTAGCAATGCTATATTGAATTGTCATTGTCACGCCACTCGTCTGTGATGTGAGTGTACCAGAACCATCTTGGGTTGCGGCTTTTACTAGGGAGTTGTTTTCTAAATTCGAGGTCTTTCCAGCAGTCCTTTTTAAAAGAGCAATAGCTGCATTCAATCCCAAGGGTTTTGTTTCCTGTGGGCTTTTTGTAGAAAACTTCCTCGACATCCGTAAAGCATCTCTTAAAAGGCTTTCCATTAGATAATGATTTAAAAGTGTTGAGTATCTTAGCATGAACTTCCTCCTTTTCCTTATCACTGTTTCGGGCTTCTGCTACTGCAATTTCTCCAGTAGACTTATTTAAAGCAATCCAGCCTTTGAATGGTTTTTTACTAGCCATACCATAGCCATGTCCTTGTGTAACATATCCAAAAGCGTCTTGTTCTTTTATCTTATCGTAAGCATCGTCGGGCTTAAACTTATTTTCAAAAGCATAAGGTGAGGCAGTTTTTATATCATATATGCCATCATCTAATTCAATGTCAAATTCGCCATGTATAGAAGTTTCTTTACTTATAGGCAAGGAAACTTTTCCGTGTGTCTGCTTTATATCAATACCCGATGCTCGTATAACAGCAATCATAAGAGCTTCTAATACATCTCCCATTGCCATACGCATTTTAAAATCATAAGTTGGGGTTTCTTCTTTGGCTCCCATTGCTTGCATTTGTAATTGGCATAAAGGCTTACCTGCATTACTCATACGTAATCTAAACTCTCCTCGATTTTCATTGAATTGTTTATTTAATGCTTGTTTACAATTATCTGCAAACTCGTTCAGAATGTGAGGAGGCATTTCTGCCTCCCCCTTAACCGCTCTTGAAAGGAACGAAACTATAGCGGCTTGTTTTGTATTCATCCTACTAATGACTCCGGTAAGTCGTCATTTAGAAGGTCGTTAGCAGTCACAGTGATAGGCTCTTGGTCAACTATTTTTCCTTGAGTACGTAAGGAATTGTCGTATTTCTTAATAACCGCACCGTTCTCATCATTTATGTAATCCATAAAGTAAGCCAAAGTATCTTGGTCTCCAGGCGTAAAATCAACTAACTCGGGAGAGTTATTAAATTTACCTACATAATAGACGAGTCCACCATTCTTCTTCTTATCCAAAGAAGCTCTTAATTTATAAAAGATAAAGGGCTTTTTCTGTGCAGAAAGTGAATCAATTGGAACAGAGATAGGCATAAAATTACTACCTCTTGCTCTCCACAGAATAGGTACGTCCACCGCATCTTCTACTTTAGCACCCTTCTCATCAACTGCGTCAATGAAAGTGGCTTTGCCAAACAACATACGGAAACATTTAATGTTCTTCTGTTGAAGGGCTTTCTCAGTTGACAGTGCTTCTCTTTGACTGGCAGGAACAGAACCACATCTAAAAGTACCTAGTATATCAGGTATTTCTGTCTGTGGGTACAGGTTCTTAGCCATAACAGATTTATTGACCATCTCATTTACTTCAGCATCATAATGCAAATATTGATACCTTTGTACAAAGACTTGAAAGTCAATTTCTTTTGCATACACCATCTTATCGGGTAGTGATACAGACCAAGAACCAGCAGGCAAAGTATTACCTGAATCATCTTCATGGTCTCTATTTATTTTTAGATAGAACATATTATTAGCTGACCCTTGTGGCTCATCTTGTCCTATTATTTTAGCGATGTCTTCAAAGTTCGTTGTTGAATTTACAACTGGTAATGATTCCATTTAGTACACTCCTTGTTGTCGTTGTTGAACACAATTTATATTACATTAGGAAAGGTTAGTCAAGTGATATTCTTGCATATTTAACCAATCTTTTCCTATCTCTAAGTCCACAGCCAAAGGAACTTTCCAACTAACATTGTATTGCTCCTCAAACTGCTTATCTACTTTAGTCATAGCATCATATGTCATACGTGCTACCTCTTCTTCTTCCCCAGGAAATACATCTAGCACTATTGAGTCATGGACTGTATTAATAATCTTAGATGTAATTCCCTTACGCACAATTTCATTTTGAAGATGAATAAGTGCGAGCGGGACAACGCAACCACCCGCCAAACCTTGAACAGGGTAGTTTTTAATGGACGGTGCTCCTGATGCATTCCCATTGGCAAGTCTTCTAGTATCCGGAAAAGCAAACTGCTGACCAGTATACAAGGTAACAACGCCAGTCGAAATAGCCTCAACTTGTAAAGCTTCATGCCATTCTCCTAGTCTTGGGTACTTTTCAACAAAAGCCTTATAATATTCCATTTCATTTGGTGTACCTGTTGTACCACCATATAAGGGTTTGAATGTGTGTGCTTTTGCTTCAGTACGTTCTTCTTTAGTTATATCTGCTTCCGGCTTGTTAAATATAATTGAAGCAGTATATTTGTGAACATCACTTCCACTTAAGATGTCCTTAATCATAGTCTCGTCACCACACAACTGTGCAGCAATTCTAAATTCTAACTGACTATAATCTGCTTGTAAGATACAGCCATTATCAAACCTAGATACAACTACAGCTCTCACAGGAAACGTGGAACCTCTCGGCTGATTCTGAAAGTTAGGGTCAGAAGAAGACAGACGAGTAGTTCTGGTAACACATTGATTGAACCGTGGATGTAGTACTCCATTATTTCTTGTATTGCGGGAGATACCACCGACAAAGCTAGATAAATACACATCGACTGCATTTAATCTAATAGTAGACTTGAGGAACTCTTGTGCTTTGGTATTACCATTATATGTTGCAATTCCTTGTAGTCTTACTAATGTAGCTTTGTCAGTAGCAAATCCGTTAGCAGACACATCCATAACATCACGAGGATTTAGGGTGAGCCCACCAATCTTAGGAAGAGGTATATAAATGTAGCCTGCACCAAAACATGCAGGGCATTTGCTAGACTTCTTCCACTTGTTTCCGTCCTTCTTAGTTTTGAAGAACTCTCCGCGACCATGGCATTTATGACAATGTTGTGCTTGAGTCTTGTGAACACGAGTTGTCATTGATTTGACCAGTGACGCAAATTTAGAGACAGACATATAAGGTCTTCTTAAAGGTTTACCCTTTTCGTTAAGACCTGTGTTAAATGTTTCTGCCCAATTCTTTTTATTAATAATCTTACGAGAGTAAATCAATTGACTTACTTGCTCGGGAGATGCAAAGTTTACATGTGTATCCCCCATAACATCACGGCATGTCTCCTCCATTTTTATACGAAGTTGTGCCTGCTCTATCTCATACTCTTTACGAACTTTCTCTAAAGTTACAAAGTCAATCTTAATTCCGTTACGCTCAATTACAGCCAAGGTAGGCAGAAACTTATTCATCAATTCTAAATGTTTACGCATCGGTGAATTATGTGAATTACGGAAAATCTCTTCTTGTGCTTGGTGCAACTGCCTAGTGGATTCAATGTCAGCTATACCATACTCTTCTACAGTTTCCATAGGCATAGCATCAAAACCTGTTCCTGCCTTAAGATAATCGTGAGTTAAGTCAGACTTCTTCATAGCTACGTTTCTACGTATGCATGAATCTGCCAAACTAAGGCCCCACTTCTGTTCTCTAAGTAATACGTATTCTCCAATCATTGTGTCATACACACCACCAGTATAGTCAAACCCACTTTCCCATAACCACATTAAGTCAAACTTTA